TCGTGAGAGCAGTGGCGATGACATTGACCGCGCCAACGGAGCCTGTAGCCGCTACGCCAGTGACCGCGGAGGTGATCCTCAATTGGACCGCGACATCGCCAACGGAGCCTGTGGCAGGTATGTTGACCCCGCCTTGGTTCCAAGGGCTCTCGCCCCAGCCCCCGAAGCCCCAGCCGCTGAGGGGGACAACCACGGAGACAGACGCCCCTGCGGGGGCTCCGTCGTCGCCAAGCGAAGCGGAGGCAAGAGGGCCGAAACCTAGCATCTCCTACTGCCCTCCTTCTTAGGCTTCCGAAGTAATTTGTGCTACACGCTCCGCAAATTGCGCTTGCGTAATCTCGCCCAACTGGCGGCTAATTAACAGGGGGAGACATTGGCGACCAATCCGCTCTTGTCTCTCCCCCTCTGCTATCGCGTCAGCCTCGATCTGTACTAACCTTAACGCTTCCACCTGTGCCGAAATTTCCTCGTCAGTCGGTGGTGGTGGTGGAGGGCGCTTAACCCATTCCCCCATAACCAGCATCAAGACGGATGCTTGATCGGCTGTCATACCTTCTGGCAGCGGGTCATAACCGTCCTGCGGTTTAGGTATGATGTGGAAGGGGATGCCTTCGGGGGTAAACTTTGCATAGGGCATGTTAAAAGTCCGTTTCAATATAAGCACTGGCCACGTCCAACGCGACAGCTAAGGCTGTCGCGTTGTTCGTGCGGTAGCCCCACGGCCCTATAAGCGTTGTGGAGTTGGGAACTGCCGTGCTGGGTGTGCCTGACAGAGTGCCAGTTGCCACTGTTCCGTTGCTTAGGCGCGTGACCTCGTACTGAATGGTCTGTGCGTCGGGAGAGGCAAACAAAGCCAATTCGTACATTTCAACAGAGCCGTGCGTTAGGGGGAAGTTGGCCCCTAGATTAATAGGTGTCTGCGCAGCCGAGCCGCCGTAAAAGATTTTCAGGTTTGTATCTGCAGCGCCATGCCCAACCCCTACGCACGTCGTGAGTGTGCTAGGCTCGACGTTTGCTGGTGTTACTACCGTGTTCATCCCCATAAACATTCTGGCACCGGACACCGCTACCGCGTCACTAATCCCAAAGCGAATGATGTAGGTAAAGCCGCCAACCCCAGCGCCATTGCCAACCGTAAATTGCGCTACGTTCACTCGCCAGTTCCCAATTGCTGCTGCTGTGGCGGCTGTCCGATACCCGATGCGGCGGAACCGTGCAAACTGATTGGTTGTCGCAACAGACCGTGTTAGCGGCGTGAACCCTGTGGTCGTCGGCGGTGTAAAGCCAAAAGGTCCCGGAGCGAGCGTGGTATTGCCCTGCGGGTTCCAATAGCCCACCTTGTTTCGTGCCATAAGAGGCTGCAACGTGCTGTCCAAGCCTGAAGGCCCTGCAAAAGCCGCATAGCCCCGGCCCGCAATAGTACGCCCAAAGATAGAAACGGTGCCAGCGGCAGGCGTGGTAAGCGTTGCATCGGATGGCATGTTGATAAGGCCAGTGTCCGAGATTGTCACCGTGCTGCCTTGGATTAGCTTCCCCGTTGTCGTGTTGTAACGTGCGACAGCGTGGTCAACCGCCGATGCAGGTCCCTGGACAATGTCCAGTGCCGTCGCGCTGACAAACACGACAGCCGCGCCCGTGAGGTTCAGGAGCGACCCCGTGCTGCTTTCTATCAAGGTTCGGCTCAAGGTGGTCCCAGACGCAGTGTACGTGCCGGTGCCAATCTCGAAAGCCGTGCCGTCTTCGATCACGTAGCGGACAACATTAGCATTCACCACACCAGCGGCAGCAAAAGTCTGCTGCCCCGAGACGGCTGACCCTAGCGTGATCGTGCCGGTTCCTGTCGTGGCCGTGGTCATCTTCGCGCGGTTGACAAACACTACCATGGCTTAGGCAATGCGAATGATGGCGCTCGTCGAGTCTGCTGTCGGGAACACGATCGTAAAGTCTCCCACAGTGGACGTGCGATCACTCCCAAAATCCAGCACAACCACGACTGGGTTGGTGTACGTGTGGGCCGGGGTCGTGTTGTAGATAAGAGCCCCGCGCGCCGTGATGGTCGCCGAGGTGAACGTCAGGTCAGCAAAGTCAGTGAACGCCGTGGTGCCTGTCGACGTCGGGTTTACCCGGGTCAGGGTGCCGCCGCCTGCGGCGTAGGAACCAGAAGCCCCTACCTCGTTGGTTACTGTGTACGCAGTGGTCGCCGCTGTGAACGACGCTGTGTTGGTGTACATGGCCAGCTTAAACGTGTCCCCGCCCGCGTTGCGGAAGTCGTGCACGCCTTCAAGGATCTGGTCCTTAAAGCTGGTAGCCATGGAGTTGCCGGTAAATGCCATTTCAAAGTCTCCTGATAAGGTCTGCGAGTTCTGGATGCCCAGCATCCTTGAGCGCAGCATACACGGTTGTGCGATCCGACGCGATAGCTTCTTTCAAGTAGCGCGCCACCACACAGCTAACCTGTAGCTTATAGGCACGGGCTTGGTCCCGGATCTCCGGTGGCGCCGTGCTCGCGACGGACACAATCTTGTCTGCGCAGCGCGCTGCGAGCTCTTCAGGGGTAAACCCCCGACCCGATGTTGTGTGCACCATCACCATAGGCGCGGCCATAATTCCTGCGTTCATTCGACCCTCATATCCCCATCGCGGTAGCTGTCACGCTTGCTCCGCACATCAATGATCCCCAGCTGGGCAAGTGCCTCGTCGTATCGGCCCTTGTAGACGGCCAGCATATCCGCGTCGCCCTTCATGAAGGTGTACGCCTCAATCAGCGAACCATATAGCAGCGCCGGGGCCGCGTTCTCCCCGAGCCATGAAGTACCTGCATCCACGATGGAGGCAGGATCATAGTAATACTGCAGTTCGACTTGGTAATCCGCGTCGGGTGTTGGCCCTATCAGGAAATACCCCGAGGGGGACGCTGCGTTGTCCCCCACGTACTGAGCGTAGTACTTTGGCTTACCCGTCACAGCCGGGTCGGGGTAAGCCTCACGCATGAAGTTCATGTCTTTGTCGAGCAGATAGGTGTACGCTCCGTTGGCCGCGATCACAGCCACAGAAAATGCGGATAGGAAGTCCGTAGGGCGCGCAAGATAGCGGTTGCCCGTAGATACCGTCCCCAAGGAATTGGTACGGAACTCTGGGATGAGGACCGACCGCTGGATGCGGTTTTCCGCCTGCCGGACAAACGTAGGGATGCTCGAAACGAAAGTCGCTTCGAGGTTTTCCGTGTAATCCTTGATCGCTTGCACCAGCTCTGCATACGTCATGGCTTAACCGCTCTTGCCGAACTTGCCGCCCTTGGTGGCCGCGCCCATCCCGCGGACAGTGCCGCCCTTGGCGTAGCCAGTGGGGCCCGGGGGTTGCGAATTGCGCAGTGCCCGCTTGAGCGTCTCCGTGTTGGCCTTGTCCTCCACGATAGCGTCGATCTTCTTCTGATCGCGAGGCTTGGGCCGCGTCTTCAGGCCATCTTTGCGGGGGTCGGCTTTGGGGCGTGGAGATTTCATCAGGAGGCATCCTCAATGTTGACTGTTACGGCTCCAACTGAGCCTACCATATATTGTGCGGGGTTTCCTACGGGATTCCAGCCCCACAGCGCGTTTGCTGCGGCCTGTGCTGTGTCAGGGCGCGGGTCAAAGAGCGACTGCGGGTCGTTCACCTTGAGACGCCCTACAAAATTCTGCGGGTGGTCTGGGTCTACAACGTCGCGGCCAACCCTGAAACCAGTTTGCTGGCCATCACGGACCTCATACACAAGGTCTTTCAGGGGGTATCGGAACCCTGTCCGGTCGCAGAACCCAAACGCTTTGCTCGCGCGTGCATATGTCATCAGTACCCCCGTGGGCCAGTGGGCACCAGCCTGACAGAAGCGCGCTCCCGATCCTCGCCCGCTGCGCGATCAAACTGCGCCTCGTACTCTGCTTGGAGCCGGGGGATACGCCCTTCCGCCTGCGGCCGCTTGCCCGCGATGTAATAGGCGAGGCCCGCCACGAGGGCGGGCACAAAGCGGGGCGGGATGGACGTGACTTCGCCGCCGATCCCGCCAGACAAGCCCTCGATGTATTTGAGCCGGTAATAGACAAGGGTGTAGGTCTGCGTACTGTCTGGCACGGGCCAGAGCGTCACCGTCGTACCAGTGGCTCCACGGCTCACATAGATCTGGGTGGGACGCGCGATCATCGCCTTGTTGGACTGCTGGGCGTAGGTAGACACGCTGATCCGCTCCAAGAACGTATCTTGCTGCCCGGTACGCAGCTGGTGCTCGATCAGGTCTATCGTGTCCACAGGCATCTCGTATGACGCAGTGCCCGCAGTGAGGGGGATCGTGCCCGCCTCGATGGTAAAAAGGTTCAGGCCCCGGTTGGCCCACTCCAGCGACAGCAGGTTCAGGCTACGGCGGATTGTCTTCAGGTCATACCCTGAACGCATCTCAAGGCCCGCCCGCTCGTAGGCTTCCTCAAAGAGTTCCGACAGGTCTGGTACGATGGCGGCCATGGTCAGTCCCTAAACTTCGCGGTCTTCTTCGCGATCTTCTTCGGTTGCGCCACGAACTGCTTGCCTTTGGCAGTGCCCGCCCGCTTCGCCTTTGAGGTGGCACTATACTCTGCATCGGACAAGGATTCACGCGCCTTCTTCGGCAGGTATCTCTCGCCGCTGGCTTTGGCACCTTGCGTTGAGGGTCTGCCGCTCTTGGTTCCCCAAGACTCACTCCCCCAACGCTTCAGGCTTTTCTGCGGCTTCTTCACAGCACTACTTTTTCTTGACCGCGCCGCCGCGCTTCATGGCTTTGGCTTTTTTGACATCGCCGCCTTTTTTCATAGGCATCGGCATCGGCGCCGGGGTCATGCCGCCGCGCATCATCTTCGTGGTGCCGCCGCGTTTCATGGCTTTAGGTTTCATCATTGGACAATCTCCGTTTGCGATTGGCGACGAGAGCTTCATACTCGTCAGGGGGGTACACCTCATAATATCCTAATTGCGCCAACCTGTCACTAGCAGCAACAACGGTGCGCAGATCTTGGATAAACAGCATGCAGTAGGGCTCGTCTACGGCGCTCGCCCATGTGTTGTCGGTTAGGAAATCGAGTTCGGCGTCCCCTGCGTCGTAGTCAGGGTGGAACTCCATACAATGCAGTGCGGGGAACTCTTGGTGCATCTGGAGGGCAAACTCGTGCAGGGCGCTCCGATCCGGCAGGGTGTACGAGGCCACAACGATCAGGTCTTTGCCTGAGCTAGAGAACGCGGCGCACTGCTTGCGACTCTCGTGGAGAATGTCGGGGGCCTCGACAACAAGGACTTTGCCATCTTTCCATGCTCGCTTTGCAAAGGGGCAGGCGGGCATCCCGCTGAGATGGGGGTTCGGCACCTCCAAGACCTCTTGCGACCAGCTCCGCAGGTCTGCCTCAATCACGGTAGCCCCCGCCGGAGGCCTTGTACTGCTTGGCAAGCATCTGGGCCTTCCTCGCGCTCCATTGCCCCGGCGAGCCGCCTTTGCCCCCCGCCTTGATCGTGCCAAACAAGCGTTTTCGCATGCTGGGTTTGGTGTAGTTCCCAGCCTCGTTGACCTTGGATTTTGCGGGGGTCTTGGCCATCACTTGGCCTTTTTCTTCGCAGGCTTCTTCGCCTTTTTCTTCTCGATCATCGCGAGGAAGCGGTCCTTGTTGGACATCTTGCTCTCGTCGTCCTTCTTGGTGGGTTTCTTCATTTCATCGCCCCTCTGGTCTTGCCCTTGATGCAGGCCCCGTCGCCGCGGGCCTTGCCGCCCTTGGCCATTTTCTTGACCTTACCGCCGTCCTTCATGGGGGCGACAGGCATCATCGGTTGGGCGCTAGGCATCGCCATCTGGTTGCCCGTCATCTGGCTGCCCATCATCGCACGATTCATCATCGGGTATCCTCCATCTAACACTTCCAAGCCCTTAAACTTTTATTCACCCGGCTGTTCGGGTCAGCAGCCGTCTTCTTCGAGGTCAGCTTCTTCTTTAACCCCGTCATTCTGGCACAGAAGCTCTTCTTGCGGGAGCCCCCTTCTGGCTGGGGGGCCTTCAACCCCGGCTTCCCGGGATTGGCCTTGTTGTAGGATGCCCGCCCCTTGGCGTTTAACCCGCCTTTGGCGCTCTTGCCTTCTTTGCGGGTCCACGCCGGGGACTTAGCCATCAGGCGTAATAGATTGTTGCAGCGGAGATATTGGTCGCTACAGACACGAACGGGTCGGCCGCAGAGAGGATACCCTCGTCGGGGATGTTTGCGATGTGCGTGGAGCTCGCAACAAAATCCAAGTCCAGAAGGACTTCGCCCCCGCTGCCACTTGTGATCGTCAGGCGGCCTGCGGTGCCTGTGGTCGTCACGTGGACCTGACGAAGACGGGCCCGCCCGATGACGAGCGCGCCAGTGCCAGTGACACGCTTCATCTTGATGTCTGAGGACATGACTTACTCCTTGGCTTTCTTGGAAGCCTTCTTGGGGGCGGGCTTCGGGGCCTCAGCAGGAGCCGGGGTTGCCCCCCGGGCCTCCAGTTCCTCAGCGGACGGAGCCGCCCAAACAATAGCTTTTTTCATGGGAGCCGTCCTTATGCTGCTGCGATGGTTGCGCCGGTATCAGAGCGCTTCCAGTTTGTGCCGTCAGAGAAGGCGAGGATTGCTGCACCAGCAGCGCCGTTGGACACATAGATGAGCGTGCCTGCACCAGCGGTGGCTGCGGAGGGCGCGGAGGCCACAGTGTACGTGGGGAGCTTGATAGCCCCAATAACGTCAGCGACCAATCCATTGGTCGAAATGACGGGGCCCGAAAATGTCGTAGTACCCATGATGATCTCCTGTCTGGGTTAGGTCAGCGGCACAATGCACGCTGTCAGGGATAGCCCGAAGGATACACTACCTCTTGACAAAAGAAAAGGCCCGCTTCGGTGGGCCTTCTGTAGTCACGGCCTTTGCCACACCCATCTTTTCTTGCCGCAATCGAAGATCCGCCGCGCACCCATGAGGTAGGTCATCTCCCCCTCAGTTCGCTTGTCTGTGGCGGGGTCGAACCGCTCTAGGCTCCCATGGTCTTTTAGCCGGGTCGGCAAGACTCGCCGCTGGTAGTGGGGTTTCGGGCGTAGCCCGAGCTTGGGGCTCCAGACCTGATAGTCAGCAACAACGTCGGCTTCCTTCTCGAAGCCCAGCTGGGCGTACATGCCCCCGCCAAACAGCCTGTTGTCCGAGAACGACTTGACCTCGCTTGGGTCATGCTCCTTCACGAACGCTTTGAACAACCGGCTGGCCGCCCCTGCCACTGCAAGGCGTGTTGCGCACCGGCTCAAGGTCCATTGGCGCACCTTTGCCCCCGCACCCCGGTCGTTGTTCCCGAAGGAGAACCTCATGCAGGCGACGAGCTTGCCCTTGTGATACAGGCCATAGTGGTCCCCGTAACCCCCGCCGCCTTGCGGGTGGAATTTCTCATAGAACTCCCGGGACTCCTGCACTGTAGGTTTGCGTAGCTCGCACTTGCGGGCCATTAGCTTGCCCCGGGTCTTCCCAACGGCGTTGCGCAGCATCCGCTTGATCGTGGCCGTCCGTTCTGCCCACTCTGTCTCGTAGAGCGTGATGAGGCGGATGCCCTTGGCCTCGCACAAACGGTGCTTCTCGGCATGGCGCAGCTTGTTCTTGCGCTCGTCGTCCTTGTCGCCGTGGCTGTGCCAGTACATCCCGCAGAACTCGACCGCGAGGCTATGCTCAGGCAGGTAGATGTCCAGCTCCTTGGGCCCGATCAGCGTGCGGTCGCGGCGGACAACTGTTGTGAACTGGGAAAGGTAGGCCGCCACAGCATCTTCTGGGGCTGATTTCTGCCCGCAACTAGGGCACCCCTGCCCTGCTAGGTGGTGGTACACGGCCTGCTCGAAAGCCCCGTGTTTGCCGCACAGGATAGTCACCTTGTTGCGCCCGGTGGTGTACCCATGCTGGGAGTAATCATACAGGTCCCCGTGAACCTCTCGGGCCCGCTCTGGGAATAGGGCCTGAAACTTTTTCTTCTTGGTGGCCGCTGCGTTTCTGTGGGACTGGGGGGTCGGCCCCTTCCTGCGGTCCCCGCATGCACGGCACCCTTGCTTGCCATGCACCAGCTTAAGGGGTCGCACTTCGAAGTCCCCATGCTCTGGGCAGGTGACCACGACTTTCTCCACCATGGTGAGGTAACGCGTTTTTGAGTAGTCATATTTTCCCGGATGAACCAATTCCGCCCGCCTAAGAAACTCTTCTGGGTCCATCCGCACTGTTAAAGTTCGCTGGGCGGCCCCGCAGGAAGGGCACCCCGCGCCATCTTTGCGAAACTGTGCTGAGTATTGTTGGAACGTTCCGTGTGTAGGGCACACAATACCTGTCATAGGCACCAACGCGCCTTTATAGGTGGCGTTGCTAAAATCGTACCTCTCCAGTATTTGCGGGGGGAACAGGGCAAGTGTTTGCTCAAGGGTTTTCATAGGCCGGGTTACCTCTTATAGCGGGTGTTCCCTCTTATAGCGTTAGTTACTACTTGCAGTCAACACAAAAGAAAAGGCCCGCCGAAGCGGGCCTCCTGTAGTCTAAGTGCTTGATATTGCTATCAAGCTCCTGCGGAGCCGTAGATGCCCAAGGGATCGCTCACCCCGAAGCTGTAACGTTCTCTGCTTTTGTAACGCACGTTTCCTGAGTCGAAATCGCCGTCCATCGCAGTGGTCATCGCCGCCCGAACAAAGTGCTTCATCCCGTTGGGCACATCAGTGGTCAAGAACCATGCATCTGCGTCAGTCAGATAATGGTTGACACGGTAGCCTTCAGGGATCGAGCCGTTCGTCTTCAGCGCGTTCAGATCGTTATCGGCGGTGCCAACACGCAAATCGGTCTGCAGCAGACGAGTTGCAACGAACATGAGGCCCGGCGGGATAATCAGCTTGCGTGGCATCGCAGCGATCAGCAGGCCACGCTCATCCACGTACCCCGCAATGTCGATCACAGCTTGCTCAAGAGCCGTCTCGTTCAAGTCAACAGCAACAGAAGGCCGGTTGCCATTAACCACGCCCGACACAGTCGGGTGAGCCGCCGAGAACAAGGTAACCCCATCGCCCGAATTGAACGAGGTGAAGCCCGTATTCAGCAGCGACGCCGCCTTGACCTGCTTGGTATACGCCATGGCACGAGCGAGCGCCTTGGTGTACCGGCTGGACAAGGAGTCATACAGGTTGTCTTCCATCGCTTCTTCAGTGATGGCGAAACCCATAGCCACGGTCTCATGGACGTAACGTGCGGTGTAGGACTCTTGCGCGTTATCGTAGGACAGTGCGCCCCCCTCGGTCTTGATGGGAGCAGCGCCGAAGCCCGACAGCTTCAGTTCTTCTTCAAACGACCGCTCGGATGTCTCGGTCTCATAGATCTCCGAATGCTCGTCCTCGTACTTCTTGTACTCCAGACCAAACAGAGCGTTCAATCCGGGAAGAAGCTCTTTGAGGGCCTGTGCGCGCGAAATTGCCATGGTTTAGCCCTCCTTAAAGGCCAACAGCATTGGTCATGCTGTGGTAGCCGAGGTTGAACTTGACCAGAACATCTGGAAAAGCGTCGGTCAGCGGGGATACCGCGGACACAATTCGGAACGCCGCGGTCGTGGTGACCGTGGTGGATTCCAGCGCCGAGGTGGACACGCCCGTCACCACATTGCCAGTCGAAGTGGACTGGGCCGCAGCGAAGAAGGTGTTGGCCCCGATGTCCGACTGATCGGCAACGCCGTCCAGCTGAACTTGGAACAGGACATTCGGATCATCGACGACAAGCGCCTTGATCGTAGTGCCCGCAGGTGCAGCATAACCCGACGGGTATGACTGCGAGAAGATCAGCTGCCCTTGTGCATTGATAAACTCGCAACCCATGAAGACGCCCAGCGAACCTGTGAGGGTCCCGCCGGTCGGCAACGCGTTGGTGGTGGCGTTGGCGCCAGTTGCGGTAGACAAAGCGAGGAAGCCGTCCGCGCCAATGTGCACGACTTGCCCTACATACAGGTTCGTCGCTTCACCAGCGGGGTCGATCAGGTACTGGGACATAGCCCCAGCATAAGCCATGCCATCAGCGCGTTTTACGGGCTTCAGGCCATAGGGAGAGGCAGTAAGTGCCATTTCTCATCCTCCAGAATCGTGTCGAGGAGGCAAGGTTAGCCCTTGCCAAACGAAGTGCGGGACGAACGCTCCGGCGTGAGCACGGGCATCCGTGAGTCGGACTCCTTCATGTAGTTCCGGTCAACGGCATCCATCTGGGCTTGCGCCTGCTGGGCCTGACCGACAACACGTCGGGCCGCCTGTTTGTCGGGGATGCTGCAGAGCAACAGGCCACCAACCTCAATGTTGTCCGGGAACCGAGAGTCCACGTCAGACATGATCTTCAGCTCGAGGTACTCAGCAGCTTTGACAGGGACGTAGCCTTCACGAAAACGACGCGAGACGTTCGCCATATCAGCGTTACCGAGGGACGAGGTGCGAACCCAACGATAATGGAGACCATCACGTGGTTCGGGGGTGGGGAGCATAGACTGGCGTTTCCACGGTGTGTCGTGGGCTTCGGCCTCACGAGTCTCAGACTCTCTGGGGGTACGATCAGCCATTCTTCATCTCCTTGATAATCTGCGCCGCGTACTGTTCTACCGTCAACCCGAGCTTCTTGGCGAGAGAAACCTGCGTCGCTGTCAACGTAACCTTGCGGGGTGTTGCCGCGGTACTTCTACCGCCGGGGGCCACCACGGAGCCCGGTTGCTTCCGGGGTGTTGACTCCCCACTGGTCGCAAACTTGTCTGGAAACCGCTGTCTCATAGCGGTGTCTATCTCAGTATAGTACGCTTCACTGTCTGGCGCAACACCTTCGCGCACTGCACGCTCGTGGATGCCGAACGCAAGAGCCGTCATCTCCGCGTCCTTGCCAAACCAATCGTTTGTCGTGGCCCAAGATTCTGCACGGGGCGACGGCTTTGGCACTGACGGACGCTGCGGGGCGGGAGCCGGGGTGGCTGCCTGCTGTGGCTGAGGTGGCCGGTACGACGCGAGCCGTCCTTCTTCGCCCTTGATGTCAGCGAGCTCGGCACTTGCCGACACGAACGCATCAGAGTCCCCAGCCTCATAGGCGGCTTTCATCTTGGCCTTCACCTGCTCCAGTTGGGACTTTACCCGGCCCTGAGCCTGCGAAACGAAGGCCGCGTCGCCATCAGATAGGCGCTTGCGATACCCAGTGATTTCTTCTTGCTGGCGCTGGGCGTAGGAAACAGCCTCATCCCGCAGCCGGGTGGACTCGTCCGCGCGGCGGCGCTCCTCATGGAACTCGTACTTGAGCTTGCTGATGCGCTTCTTCACGCCATCAGAATACTGCTCCAGATCATCATCTTCCGGGATTTCTGGTGCGGCGCCTTCCGGGCGGCGTGGCCGGCCCTTGTCATCAGCGGGCGTATCATCGACAATTTCGATCTCGAAGTCGTCGTCTTCAGCGGGCTTTTTGGCTTTCTCGTTCATGCGCGGCTGTACCCCCGTGGGTCTTCGACAACTGCTTCCACAGTGTCATCATTGATGATTCGGAACTCGTCCCCGTGCACTCTGAAGCGCGTGCCAGAATACGAACGGAAGATGATGAAGTCGCCTTCCTTGCACCATGGGCCGCCGGGGAATTTGGCCGTGTCTCCGTAGGCATCGGAGCCTATCCTGAGAACGTAGCCGATGATGGAGGCAGTTTCTTCTGCGTCCCGACGCTCATCGGGCAGGTGTACCCCGCCCTCGGTCGTCTTGTTCAGCTTGGGAACCGCAATCAAGAGCTTGTAGCCCTTGGGTTCCGGGAGTTTGGCGCGCAACTCCTCGTCAATTTTGACGCCGGTTGGTGTAAACATGGTCTCTCCGCAGCGTTTAAGGTACGCCGTTACCTAGCGCGGGCTGGTCCCACGGTATGGGGTCATATGATAGCGAGGAGCAGTTTATTCTTCAAGCTGCTTCTTTTCGATGTCGGCAATCTCCCCCAACACCATATCTAGGGTCTGGATAGCCCCTACTGCTTTGGAATAGGCGTTGAAGTCTGCTGCGCCACCCAGCGCCAGATGGTCCGCGAGGTCTTGGCGCTGGGTGGCAAGTGTCCGCCGGAGGCGTTCCAGATGTTCCATCAGGTTTTCCCTCTATTACCTGCGAGCTGCTTGGCGATGTCGATCCCCATAGCGAGCCCCTTGGCTTTGTCTTCCCGCGTCGCGTTGGTGGCATCCTCTGCAACACGCACTCCGAGCCGGGCGCCTTCCCGCTTGTCCTCGGCCGCGATACGCTCGCGCTGGATAGCAGAGGCGTCCACCGCCTTCATCGCGTCGAGCTCGAGTCGCTTGGTCTTGAGCTCCGCGTCAAGCCTGATGTCCATCTCCTCGAGCTCCAACTCCTTCAGCTGGATCTGGGTGAGCGGGTCCTTGGCCTGCTGCTCGGCCTGCTGCTGTGCAGCCTCGGCCTGATTCTTCTGCAACAGTTTACCCGCCGCCGCAGCCACGAGCCTTGACAGCTCCAGCTCGACATCCTCGGGCATGGGCTCGTCCTCTGCGGGCAGCGGCACGCCAAGCTGCGCTTCCAGCGACTTGCGATACGCCAGAGCCACGTGCTCCGTGATGTGAGCCGCCATGGCGTTCTGGATCGCTGACGCGAACGGAGACTGACCCACGATCTGCAAGAGCTTGGGGTCCTGCGCCGCGGCCATGTGGACCGCGATGTGTGCCTCGTGGTCCTGATACAGGAACGCCTTCACAGGCTCTTGCTTCAGGATGGCCATGTTCTCGGCCACCGGGTCCTTGGGCTTCAGCTCGCTTGGCAGCTTGATGATCTCCGCCGCGTCTTGGATGCCCAGCACCTCAAGCATCTGCCGGTGGAGCTTGCCCATATCGTACAGCTGCGGAGCCTGTGTAGAGAGCTGCAGTGCAGCCTGATACTGCATGATGCGCTGCGCTGTGGTGGCCGCGTTGGGGTCCGATACCGGGATAATGTCTACCCCCGTCCCAAAGTCTTCCGCCCGGTCAAAATCATCATCTTCAAAGTAATCATATTTGCTGGACATGAAGTCCCGAATGACCCGAGCGAGCAAGCGGAGCTCCTGCTTCATCGCGGCATGCAGCCTGTGCTGGATGCCCGACATCACCTTCATGTTGCGCTCGAGGAGGGCCAGCGTGGTCCCCACCGGTGCCTGTGCGCTCATATCGCTGACCTGCAGGTCTGCCATGGAGCTGATCCGTCGGCCTTCCTGCACTACGTTCCCGAGCAGTTGGTACAAGACAGCGCTGGGCTCCTTGTAGGGCATGGGGAACAGCGAGTCGCGGAGCGATCCGCCCACGATGTCCACGTCCCGCCATTCGCCCGGCTTCAGGGGGCTATTGTCCCCCTTGATGCGCAACGATCTTGACTTCAAACCCGCAGGCAGGTTGGACAGAGTGCCAGCGTCGATCAGCTGACGAAGGATTGAGGTGGCGGACTTCGTGAGGCCGCCCACCAGATGCGTGAGACCCGTGCCATAAAACCCCATACCCGGCAGGTACGGGTAGTGGGCGAAGTGCTGCCGCTTGGTCAGCGTCTCGTCGTCCTCGTACCAGTTGCGGTAGATGGCCAGAATTTTAAGCGAGGTGAGGTCGATGGTAACAACGTAAGGGCGGTCGATCGCTTCGGGGTCGTCAAACGGCTCTGGGAGGGAGATGTCCACATGCATCTCGAGCAGGGTGTGCCGCTCCTCCTGCTCCGTTGGGACATCAACGCCCGTGATCTTGGCGTATGCCTCCTCGATGTCGGTGGTCTCCCGCGTGGGCTCCGCGAGCTCCTCGTCAATATAGAGCCCCGCCACCTGCAGCTTGCGCACTTCGTTGGGGGTCCGCTTCATCACATGGGTATAGCGAGGGCAATCCTCCAGCCCAGACGCGCCGTAGGACACAACGAAGTCCTCGGCCTGCACGAACACGGCCCGCGCCCGCTTGGTGGTGGGGTCGAAGTAGATTTTCTTGAACGCAGAGCCCGCCAGCGGGAGCTTGAACAACATCTGCTCAGTCTCTTCCCGATACCCGGGCATGCGCTCGGTGATCTGGTAGTTAAGCTCCTGCTCAACGCGCTGGGCCCGCTCGACCTTCTCCCGGGTGGACTTGCCCATGATCTTGGTCTTTGCTGGGCCGCCAGAGGGCATCATCTCGCCCATAGCCTGCGCTTGGAACCGCACCACAGCCTCGGCCAGCATGGGGTGGAACACGCCTGACGCGCCGTCCCACGGCTCCATGCGGTCCTCGATCCGCATCCCAAGCAGCTCAAGGCCCTTGATGTAAGACTCAGCCCAGTCCTTGCGGCTGCGGCGGTCCATCTCAAAGCCCTCAACCAGATCAGTGGCGAGCGCCGTCAGCTCGCCCTCTTCGATGAACTCCGCAAGGTTGGCGTCGTGCTCCATGGCGGCGGGGTCAGCCTCAACCTCGTCACCAAACTCTACTGTGACGCTACCATCTTCGCCCTCGGTTGTGACCGACAGGGGGTCAAGCACCTCGACCTCTATCTCAGGAAGGTCGCCTTGCGCCAGAAAGTCTGACGGCTGCATCGGCTTCTCAATCGCCATATTTCTTACCTCTGGTGCTCAATAAATGCCGTTGAAGCGATTGTCAGACCCCTCGCGGTAGCCTCCTGACCGGCCCCCGGGCTCCCGGTAATCGCTGTTGTCACTGGCCCGTGACTGGTTGTCCATCACCTGCTGCTGAGTAAGCCCTGATATGCCAGACCCTTTTCCCGCCAAGCCGCCGCCTTTGCCCTGCCCCTGCCCCGCCAGCGCGAGTGCCGCCCGGTCCCGTGTGGCAGCCTGTGCCGCGGCCAAGGCGTCAAAGTTCGGAGTGTTGATGTTGATCTGCATGCCGGGCGGGGCCGCCGGCGGGGCCGCCATCAGCTCTGGAGATGGCTGCACTCTGTTCAGGAGCTGTGCCCCGAACATCTGCTGCGCGCCGGGGAGCAACTGCGGGAGACCCATGCCTTGTGGTATGCCTTGCGGTGCCGCCTGTGGCATGCCTTGTGGGGGTGGCATCCCCCCGCCTGTTGAAAACTCCATGGCTTACCTCTCCAGCGTGTGTGTTGGCCGCACTATAGCAGCAAAATGCCCTTGGGTGGAAGTCACTTGCTGGGGCCTTCATCGAAGGGTGCGAACGCGTACCGGCGCTCGAGGTTCTTGAGGCTGGCGTTGAGCATGTCGATCTCGGCTTTGACGAAGTGGGGCAGCTTGCGGTGCGCGGTGTGAGCCCCACTCTGGAGCAGTTGCCGCCGCCGTTTCCGCATCTTCGTGTATTCTTCCTGCATCTCAATAGTAGGCTGCACGTTTTGGGACATATTCGGCCTCGTTCTCTTCCTCGTCTGTGGGCAAGCGGATGAACCCGCCCTGTCGGAACCTTGTCAGGGCCAGAACAGTTGCGTCCGCGAGATCGTCGTGGCTGCCAACCGGGAAACTCGCGATCTCCTCCACCAGCTCCTCGGCCCAACGGGTCGTCGGCACCCAGACGATACCTGCCAGCACAATGTCTGCCACAGCCTGCATCCGGGCGTACTTGTTACCCGACCCGCGGTGGGGGGTAAACTCCTGCAGCATCATGCCTGTGCGCCGCAGTTCTTGAAACAGTGCCACCCCGGAGCTCTTTTTCTCCACGATGAACGCATCTGGCTCCCACTTGTGGTACATCTCCGTGGCCAGCGCCCTCAGTTCGGGGTATTCGACCCGGCGCCGCACAGCGTCGAGCAATATCAGGTTGTTCGTGCGCTCTTCCTCATGGAAAAACACGCCCCACGCGGTAATCGCGGTATAGTCGGCCCGCTCTTTTTGCTCCGCAGCAGCGTCGAGCGTCATGATGACGTAGTCCACCTCAGGGGGCTCTGTTTCCGTCCATATCCGCCACCACTCTCGTTTGATGAGCGCTGAACCTTCTGCCGTCGGGTCCTGCTGGTACTGGGCGTTCCACTGGAACGTAGGCATTGAGGCCTTTGTGCGGTGCAAGGCTGGCAGATCGAAGAACGCGGGCCACAGGGCCTTCTCCTTGAACGTCTTATCGGGCTGCTCGATCTCCATGATGGCTGGAAACTCAACCACCTCATACTGGTCGGCGTCCTCGTTCTGGGTCATGTCGCGCACAACACGCCCCGTCAGGTCGTCGAGGTGCCAGCGTGTCTGCACGAGAGCCACGCAGCCCCCGGGCATGAGGCGCGTCCGCGCGCCGAAGGTGAACCACTGATATGCCTTGTCGAACACCTCAAAGTTACCTGCCAGCACGTCTTGCTCGGAGTGAGGGTCGTCGATGATGAGCATGTCCGCGCCCCGCCCGGCAAGGCTGGAGCCCACACCCGTGGCGTAATACTCAGACCCGTGGTTCGTGCTCCACCGCCCGGCGGACTTGGAGTCCTGTGCGAGGGTGATCCCTGCAAATATCTCCTGATACCGTGTGTCGTTCATCAGGTTCCGCACCTTGCGGCCGAAGTCCACAGCCAGATCGGAGGTGTGCGACACCATCATAACCTTCTTGCCGGGGTTACGCCCGATATACCACGCGGGGTAGTATATAGAGACAAGCTGGCTCTTGCCGTGCCGCGGCGGCATGTTGACCGCCACCCGATCCTTGGCCCCGTTGTCCAACGCCATCAGCTGGTCCGCGAGGATGCGGTGGTGTCGGCCCACCTTGTAGTCAGGCTGCATGTATTTACAGAACGCAATCAGGTCGTCATAGGCTCCCTGCCGCGCGGAGCGCTCCTGCAGGTCCGAGAGCATGTCCTCCACCTCCGCCGCCTCGTCGCTCGTCAGCTGGTCAATGTTTGCCAGCAGTGCCCGCAGCTCGGCCTCAGTGAACCCAACATCACTCATCTACGGCGTCTTCCGTGATTAGTCCCGCAGCGTCCTTCATCCGCTCCTGCAACCACTGCACGCCCTCGTTGGTGTCCACATCGGTCCATGTGTGGAGCTGGCCTGAGTCCCGGATGATGATGATTCCCGCCACATCCTCCTCGTTTGCGAAGCGCGTCATCCGCCGCCGGGCGAACTCAGGCGACCCGTTGCCCGTGATGTGTGTTACAGGGGTATTCCCTCCCCATACCAAGCCCGGTGATGGTGGCACGAACCAGCCTCCTGCGGCTGAGACAGCAGTGTCATTCCCGCACGCACTGCACGTGGTACGGCCTCCGTCAAGCAGTGCGAAGCTGCAGCAGCCACAGCCGCACACCCATATGGTATCAGGCACAACTTTCGAGGGGAACGGGACCACATCACTCATCATCGTCCTCCTCTGCTTCGGGCTCCTCGTCAGCAAACTCCGCGTCCTGCACCAGCAGCAGCTTCTCTAGCTTGGCGCGCAGGCGGTCCTTCACGTCGTCCACGGTCTGGTGAGTGACGACGACCTCGCGCTTCTCGTTGAACAAGCCCACGTCGCCGATCTTGCCCAACAGTTCCAAGGCACGGATGCGAACCCGGGGGTCCGGGTTCTCCGTCTCGATCACCAGCTTGTTGGTAACGAGGTTCCGCACCTGCTCGGCTTCCTGCACGACCCTGTGCCCAAACTCCTCAAGGATAGACTCTGTCAGCAGCAGGGCAGCAGGAGTCTGTTTCAGCAGCCCGAGAGACGCAGCTTTCGTCATCAGCTCGCCCGGGGCCTGTGCCGCCGTTCGCGTGATCCCCGCCGCATAGTCCAAGTCTGCATCTGTGGGAGCGAAGGAAAGCCCCGCCTCAGCGAGTAGCCGGGCCGTGGCCGCAGCAGCCTTCAATGTCGGCACGAACCGATCAAACTCGTCGTTGTCTGGCATGTCTATGTTCACCTCGGGCGACAGGTATATGGTCATCAGGAGCGCCTCCTGACACAATATAGCCCCCCTTGATAGAAAAGGGGAGTCCCTAAATAAATAGGGGTGGGGGGTGTTTTGTTGGCAGGGTGAGGGCGGGAAAAATAAATGGGGGTGGGAGTATAATTTATATTGGGGGCAAAGTCAACTTGGTATTTATGCTGCAACGCAGCAAAACTCAGAATGGTTCGTCTGGAATAGTAATATATAGCCGCGCCGCCGCCACCCTCCAATACCGGGCCTGCCCCCTAGGTGGGGTCGCGCCGTCCAGCCCCACAAAACAGCCCCATTGGCTTAGCCCTCAAGCCTAAGTCTATTGTTATTGGGGCAAACCTATCCTATAAGTAAGTTGTGGACAGGGAAAGCCTGCCATATAACCTTAACAGAAAGTAAACTACACAATGACAAATGAATCAAACACACCCCGCCCTAATCTGGACCTGATCCTGTCCACTATTCCGTTGGCAATCCGCGCCATGAACAAGGAAGCAACTGCCAGTGTAATGGCCACAACCGCAGCGATGGCCGTGTATGACGCGGCTGTGGCCACGTTTGGTTCGGCGCGTTGCCTTACCGCCACGTCACAGAATAAGGAGGCAAGCGTAGAAGAAAAGAACGCCTATATCATCTTGAAAGAGGCGGCTGTTGTCGAAGTATGGGGAAAGGCATTTGCCAGCAAGGTGGACAATGGCAAAGGCGCAAAAGATATGATTGGCGCGCCCAAGAAAGGGATGGCAAGCAATACCCGGTTTTACTGGCAGCAACAAAAGGGAAAGGTATTTGGCCGTATCACGGACCGGATTGCTAGGGCGATCGCCCAAGCCAAAGCGGACAATGCGGCGCCGAATAGCCTGCGTGCTATTGATGCAATGTGTGCCCCAAACCGCAAAGCGCCAATTGATAAGCGCGCTATTGATGCAATGGGTGCGCCAATGAAGGCAATGGCAACTGCGCTGGCCGCCACCAATGGCAAGGGGGAACAAATCCCCCCGCACGTTGACGCGCCTGCTTACTTGCGCCTTTGCGAGCTTGCCTTGCTTGCCTTGTCGCCCGTTAAGGAAAAGCAAAACTTGGCGCGCCTGTGCCTTGCCGCCTATGACGCGGCTTTGGCGATTGATATCAAGGCGGCCAAGCCCAAGCGGGTTCAACGTCCGCTTGTATCTGCTAAGTAAACTATATCGCCCCCGCGCCGCAAGGTTCGGGGGCTTTTTCATGTCCGCCGTCCGCCCCCGCGCCGCAAGGTTCGGGGGCTTTTTTGTGCTTTCCTTTCGGAAACCAGTTCTCCAGCAGCGACGGGACTTAGTCGGGGGGACTAAGTGGGCCAGAAACCAGTTCTCCAGCAGCGACGGGACTTGCCCACCAGTCCAGCCCGGACTTAGTCCCCCCGACTAAGTCTCACTGACGTAAGCCATCTTCAGACCGTACTCGTTGGACCAGCGCCGCGTAGTCGCCAGAGTCTTGCGCAGGTCCTTACGCAGGTTCTCGATGTGGCAGATAGGCGACACGGTCTTGAGCGCCGTGCGGCATGTGGCGCACACAGGAGCAAGTGGGGCAAGTGGGCGAGCGGGGTCTACCACCGCCTTGTAGCCAATAGGCTCGAGGAACAGTGCGCGCCCTGACAGTGGGCCTTTCCCACAGCAGTAGCAGCTTTTGCCGTACCTGCGCTGCGCAAGCCCGCGTTCGATGTCTCTTTTGTTAGCCATGATGTGTCCTTTCAAGACGGAAGCCAGTTCTCCAACAGCGACGGGACTTAGTCCTCGTGACTAAGGTGGAGCGGGACTTCGGATACGGCCTCTATGCGGTAGCCTCCAGCGGTGGCGTGCTCACGGGTTGCTTTGATTACGGCGTTGGCGTGCTTGCGGAGCTGCTTTACGAGGGCCACCTCCGATCCGCCACCTTCAAAGTGATCGCGGCAGCTTTTGCACAATGGCACGTCCATGCCACGATACCCGAGGGGCATGATGAACAAACCGCGCCGTTGCAGCGGCCCTGTCGTGCAAAAGAAGCAATTCCGACCAAAATTGCTGACCGCCTGCGCTCGGTCTAGGTCACGGTCTGTAGCCATTTTAGGCCTCCTTTACAGTGTTCTGGATTTGGCGGATTTTCTCCGTCTGCTTTGTATGCCACGCTATTCGTAATAGTGTCAACATAAATTATTATTATGTGGGGTGAGTATCCTTGGCTTACATATTTGATAGAGTTTCCCAGAACACCCCGATTCGTTATATATCAATGACTTAGCAATTTCGCCAGTTTACAATGTTCCGACCCAATGTTCCTGCTAAGTCATTGATATTGCAGTAATGTTGCAATGTTCCGCGTTTTGAAGGGTAGAGGGGGATTTAGAAAACGCGATTCTGGCAAAAGCGGTCCGTTTTACCAATGTTCCGTGCACAACACAAAAAAATGTAGCTGAGTACCCTTCAAGCAGGAACATTGTTACATTCCCGCAAGACATTGTTATATATATATATTTTTAAGAACATTACTAAGACAATAAGGACATTACCCATATACCACCCCTTACAACCATATGCTACCATATACCGACCCCATCCGAAACCGCCAAAAAACCCTCAGCAGATACATGCATAAACCACCATACACCACCAAACTTTAGGACACAGGGTAGCAGTTCTGTTCCCATACCACCATATACGTCTAAACCAACAGACACAGCATAGCAGTTCTGTTTTCATACCATCCATTGCCACTTAGTCCCGACGACTAAGCCCCCCACAAACCTCACACTCCCCAACACTGCCCACCGATGCC